AAACGGAACAACAGCCAGTTCAGACGGCGGCAACGGTGGCGGCGGTTCAAGCGGAAGCACATATTATTTAGGTAGAACAGGCGAACTAGGCGCAGGCCGTGTAGGCACGATTGCAAGTTTTACCGCAAACAACCAAGGCAACGGCGCGAACGGATTTAACGGTAACGATAATGATGGTTCTAAAGGTGGTGGCGGCGGTGGTGGCGCAGGTGCAAACGGCGCGGTTGGTACCGGTTCAGTAGGTGGCGCTGGCGGTGTTGGCTTTAACACAACCTTTACGGCAGGTGCAGGCGGTGAGGACGGCGGCAGCGGCTTTACTTATTTTGCAGGCGGTGGCGGCGGTGGGCGTACAGACGGATCGAGCGGTGCTGGCGGTTTAGGTGGCGGCGGTAACGGTGGCGCAAACGCTGGTTCGGCAAACACAGGTGGCGGCGCTGGCGGCGCGGTGTTTATTAACGCTGGTGCAAACGGTGGCAGCGGTGTTGTGTACGTAAGGTTTAAGGTTTAACAATGGCACATTTTGCAAAGTTAGAAAACGGATTTATTACCGAAGTTTGCACGATTAACAACGACGACGTAGAAAATTTGCCGTTTCCCGAAAGTGAACCAATAGGCCAAGCGTTTATTGCTTCTTTAGGTATCGCGGGTTTATGGTTAGAAACGTCGTACAACAACAACTTTCGTGGAACTTACGCCGGCATTGGCTACACCTATGACGAAATAAACGACGTATTTGTAGCACCGCCAGTAAATGACCCTTACCCACCAATCGAGCAATGAAATGGCGTTACATGATTGGCTACACGCTTTTAGTCGCGGTAGTAGTTTGGGGTTGTAGTGGTTGCACCGTTTCAAAAACTAATATCGAATACCAATGTTTTACAAAGGCAAGTTGTGAATAAAACACCCGAACAACAACACGCAGGGCTAATAGTTTTTGTTGGCCGTTTAATGGCTATTTGTTTTACTTTTACCGTTTTAGCGTTTATTTACGGTATTTTGTTTGTAGATCAGCCGACCGAACAAGCACCAACCGACGCGCAACTAATTGACTTGCTATCTACGTTGCTTGTGTTTTTGACTGGCACACTTAGCGGCCTTGTGGCGTCTAACGGACTTAAAAGCAAACCCGGCACACCAACCGAAGGCTAAACAATGATCGCTAAAGCCAAACCCGGCGTCGTAGGCGCTCGAGATTACTTAGGCAACAGCGACGGACTAGCACCCGCAAAACGCCCCGGCACCGAGGAATGGGTACGACAAGCTGCCAAGTATTCAAGTGGCGCGCTATGGAACAACGGCACCTACGGGCAACGCGACGTTCGATCAAAGCCCGGCACATTGTCAGTACATGCAACAGGGCGCGCTATGGATTTGTCATATAGGAAAATGGACACTAAAGGCGTAGCAACAGGGCGTAACACGTCTAAACAATTTATTGACAAAGTGGTAGCAAACGCAAACCAACTAGGCGTGCAAATGATTATTGATTATTGGCCACAACCGTTTGGGCGTGCTTGGCGTTGTGATCGACAGGCATGGAAAGCGTACGAAACCAAAACCGTTAGCGGCGCACCCGGTGGGGATTGGTGGCATATTGAAATTGCGCCGGGCATGGCCGATAACCCCGAAGCCGTAAAAGCCGCATTTCAAGCCGTGTTTGAGGTATCCACAACCGCGTAACAATCATTGGCTAGGGTTTTTGTACCGACGGAAAGCCCGAAATATGACAGAGCCACAAACCTTTATTTACGAGTGTTACATCACAACCCTAGAAACGGGTCAACAAGTGATGGTTCAACTATTCAGAGACCCTAAAACGTTTGATTGCCTACACGTCCAAATGGCATTTAAAAGACCCGAGTACGGCACGTGGGGCGACCCTTACCAAATGGAAAGTCGATAACACATGATTTTTAAACTTAACCACAAGATAACCACAGGCATAATTGCCCTAATTTGCGTGCTTTGGGTGGCGTTGGGCTTTAGTAATGCACAGGCCCCCGAGCCAACCCCACAGGTTGCCCCAGCCGTCCTACCGTCCACCACAACCACTAGCACCACATTGCCCGCATTGGTCACTACATGCTCGCAGGTTGCGACTTTAGCCCTAGCAGCAGGATTACCGCCAAGCGAACTAGAAACAGCCCTACGCGTTGCCGTACGTGAAAGCCGTTGCACAAGCGACGCGTTTAACGCCACCGACACAATGGGCGGTAGCGCTGGCGTTTACCAAATTAACTACTTTTGGTGCAAACCCTCGACGTACTGGCCTACCGGGTGGTTACAAGCCCAAGGCATTTTGACCAGCTGCGACGAACTATTTAACCCAATAACAAACAGTAAGGCTATGGTTGCCATTTGGCACAACAGCGGTTGGCTACCATGGAAAACAGCGAAATAAACAACTACATAGACCCCGACAATTCACTAAGCGAGGAAACCCGACACATGTTAGACCCGACACAAAACGCAATAACTAAACACCAAATGGCCGTGTTTGATTTAATTGACGAAATTTGCAGGCCAGCGCACATACCGTACAAACCAAAACATGCAGATTTAGTTGCGCGACTAAAACACTTAGCCGTCGATTTAGACCTAAGCGGTAACACAACCGCATGGCAAACCGTTAGCGAGGCAATCGAAGCGTTAGGCGGCTAACGGTGGTGCAAATACGGTTAACCCAAAACGAAATAAACTATGCCTACGCGGTAGCGCAATTGCGTATTGATTGGGCAGACAGCGCCGGCGCAAAACACAACTACGGTTTAACGCCACCGGACAGCCTAAAAGCAATGAAGGTTGGTTGCATTGGTGAAATGGCGTTAGCAAAACATTTACGGATTGATTGGGGCCACACCCAATACAACAAAAACGCTTACGACGTGGGCGGTTATGAGGTTCGAAGCACGTTGCGCGGTAACGGTTGTTTGTTAACACATGAAAGCGACAAACCAGCGATCTACGTACTTGCTACCCTTGACCCGGTAGATCGTGTTATAGAGTTGCGCGGTTGGCAAACATTGTACGAAACATGGCACCCGACCCGTTGGGCCGAACACATGCCAGCACCGTGCTTTATGACCCCGCAAAGTTTGTTACACCCGATGGCTACGTTGCCCGCAGCAATCTAAACCCGACAATGAAAGTGAACCCGACAATGCGACCATGCAAGAAATGTGGCGTAATGACCTACGCCTACCAAGCAAGCAAAACACGCGATCATATTCTTTACTTTCACCCAGGCACATGCAAAAAGGATTGGCGCTAAATGGCTTTCAACATTGACAACTACGTAGACGTACCCACACGCCTAACCGAAGCATTAAAGCGCTACCCCGATTTACGCATACAAGAAACAGGCGCCGAAGTAGTAACCATGCCCGACGGCTCGACGTTTTACCGTTGCACCGTCACCGTTTGGCGCGACGACAAAGACCCATTGCCAAGCGTGGCGACAGCTGCCGAACCATACCCGGGCAAAACCCCATACACCAAAAACAGCGAATTTATGGTTGGTATGACTAGCGCGTTAGGCCGCGCGTTGGGTTACATGGGTTTTGGCGTGTCCAAAGCCATTGCTAGCCGTAACGAGGTTGAAGCGCGACAAGACGGCACCCAGCCGGCACCTAAACCAGCCCAAACACATAGTCGAGTGGCCAGCCAAAAACAGTTGTACTTTATTAAGTCGCTTGCCAAAGGCGCGGGGTTTGATGAAGCAGCTTTACACGACTACATCGCGGTCACGCTTAACAGCGACGCGGTAACGCTCGAAGTGCTTAGCCCCGATCAGGCCACACAAGTAATTGACGCCATGAAAAAACTACCTACCAGTAAGGGCGACTAATGACGTTAGAACAACAGGTAATGCTACTTGCGCGCATTGTGCGACTAATTGAGGAAATGCACAACACCGCCGACTACCTAGGCAAAGAAAAGGTTGTAAGCCATTTACGATGGGCCAGCGAACATATAAGCAACGAGATTTGGGCGCGCACAATTCACAAGGATTACGGTGCGCCTAATGGCAATGCTTGAAGCCCAATTCAAAAACACCGTTATAGACATTGCTACTCGGTACGACTGGTTAGTGCACCATGACCTACCAGCGGTTAACAGTCGCGGTAAATGGGCAACACACATACAAGGCAACGCAGGCTTTCCCGATTTAGTACTTGTTAACAAGCGCGGTGTGCTAGTTTTCGCCGAACTTAAAACAGACATAGGCATAGTAAGGAAAACCCAGGAAGCATGGTTAGACAGGCTCGAGCAATCGGGTGCAATTGTCCAAGTGTGGCGGCCTAACCAGCTGCCAGTAATCATAAAGTTTCTAGCCTGCGCGTAAGCGTTGGACTAGCCAAGCCCTAAGCCCGTTGCACGGTAGTTGGGAACACACGGCAACGTGGGTAGTGCGCTATGCCCGTAATCATGCGCGACGAAATGACCGGGCCAATGGCGCGGCAGGCTGTAAACATAATCAGCCAAAAGCAAGTTAGAGGGTACGGGTTAGGGCAACCCCGTGGGTGGGGCTTACAAGCATTAGGCTTTACATGGTGTAAGCATTGACATACACATAACAAACAATGCACAAAGGATTAGCCCGACATGATTAGTAACCAACCAACAACAACAGCAAGCCGGCCTGCCGGCGCGCTAGCACAAGCCGTAGGCGCGTGAGCATGGCCACCAACCTAAACAGCCAAACACGCAACAAAACAGAGTTTAAAAAGAACCGCGCTCGACTACTGGCAGACAACCCCCCGTGCCATTGGTGCGGTGTCAACGTTGCAACCGAAGCCGACCACGTGCTATCAATCATTGAAGGCGGCGGCAACAACATAGACAACCTTGTGCCGGCATGTAAGCCCTGTAACGCTCGACGCGGGCAGCGCGTAAAGACAGAACGCGAACGCCACAAAACCCAACACCCACAAGGGTTTGACGAGCCGAACACGCACAGCGTTTTTTTTGACGAACACACGAAGCC